TCATATTACTGGATAATCATCATCATCCTTCCATATCCGGTTAATAACGAATGTCACTATTCCTAACATTACGACGTCTTCGAGTGCTTCACCTTCCAGCGCCTCACCATCCCGAGTAATAAACGCCCGCCCCATAACTTTCGCAAAATCTGTACCGCCGGAGTACTGGATCAATACCGTGTCCTGCTGCTTTGGTTTAACGGAGAAATCAAGTACGGCATAGCCTGTTTCTATCTGTACGATCCGGGAATTAGGGCCGATGCTGCATATCTTATCGACGGTTAACCGTCCCTCTACATAGTCTGAAGCTGGCGATGGAAATCCCACGTTATAGCCCTCCGTTCGGGTTGTATAACTGGAACGTGCGCTCATCGCCTTCCTGCGTTGAGACATCCCGGAATGTCGTCACATAGTGCTCTATCCACTGGTTAGCCTGGCGCGGTGACCATATCCAGTTAACTTTTGCGAGTTCCCGGATAAAACCGGACGTTGTCACGGTGCGACGGCCATTAGGCTCAATGACAATTGCCTGACGCCAGGCTATTTCGATATCTGAGTTTCGCGGCATAACTTCACCCCCCCGAAAACACTGTTTTTATATACAGTAGATTCATTGAGAGATCTGATCAATACAGGTTCCAGCTATCAATCAGGAACACTGAGGAGGAAACCAGTCACCTTTTAGCCCCTGATATTGGTTTCACTTAGTGATTATGTTGTCTATGTGCCAGCTTTGAACTATCTTTTCTCAAAACCTGCTACTGCAAAATGGATATAAGATGTCACAGACGGACTTGCTGATTGTTGTTTTTACGCTGGGCATTTTAGCCTTTGGCTATTCCATATGGTTCATTTCGAACAGAATACTCTGCTCAATATTTCATAGACTTACAAAGAATGTATGAATTGGGATGGTATAGACTCAAATTCATGATCCTTGTTCCTCGACATCGGAAGGTACTTACAGACCGTCTTCGCTCTTAACCTATCACATCGGCACCTCCTCCATGATGTAACAACTCAGACCAGAAATATCTGGAAACTTTAGGCATCTTCTTAGAAGATAGACGAGCGCAAAGACGCACACAGCAATGATGTTATGTAGTATTTTCCCCCTGAGTGTGCCTGCTCAAGGGGATTTTTTATCGCCGTATTGTACCGGCAAATATTTGTAAATAGTCTTCACCCCCACGCCTGTCACATCGGCCAACTGCTGCCGGGTAGCGCCGTTCTCCAGCATTGTGTGGTACCGCTCCACAATCTCAGTGGTCATTACCCGGCGGCGTCCGCCGACTCTCCCCTGCTCCCTCGCAGCGGCTAACGCGGTTCGGGTGCGCTCGATTATCAACTCACGTTCCATCTCCGCCCGGGCGCTCATAACGAGACAAAAGAAACACCTCGCGGCCGTTGATATGCCGTTCGAAGTCAGGCTGGAAATGTTTTCTTCGCTCCTACAACTCATTTATTTTTTATGCTATATATTGAACATTAAAAAATTGAGTTTTATTAACACCTCTGGTCGATATTAACAATGTCGCTTAAGTTGAGATTAAGGCATTCGCGTTACAAGTAGAGATGTAATAATATCAGATGCAACAATGATCAATATAAGGAATTGAAATGAAAATAGAACTAGCACCACAGACTGTATTAAAAGGATTTATTCTGGATTCTAAAATTGAAGTTGATGGGCATATGTGTCTATTTACAGGAAAAAACGGAAGTGGTAAAACCAGACTTTTACATAGCATACAAAATTCATCTACAGAAACGATATTGGATGGAGAAACATTACAAAAAAATGAAATATCTAGTATATATATCAATCAAGTGGATAAATTATCATTTGGTATTACTGGAGACATAAAGCATATTATAGACCTTGCTAATTCAGTCATTCGTTATGGAATCGAAAGAAGAGAATCAGGAAACAAAATAAACCCAACAGTAACTTTAGCGACAGAATATAAAACATTGTACACTGTAGATGCAGCAGGAATACTCAACAGGGCCTCCGAACTTTTCTCCAAATCACCAGATGAGATTTCCGTTGAAGAGTTGCAACTTTCAATAGCATTACAAAATGAACTAATTAATGCATTGAAATTTGACTCAGGAACACCATTCCACAACTTTAGCCAGTTAGTAGTAAACTACCATTATGCTTATCATATAAACAAATTACTTAAGTTCTTAAATTCAGAAGGCCGTAATGTTAAACCACTTGACGAACAAATAATAAAAAAATATCATTACCAGAACTGCCCATACGAATCATTCAATAAAATCATTAATGATATTTTCAGAGGTAAATTTTCGGTCTCAAAACCTGATTTCACATTAGGCATATATCAATATACGCCAAAATTGATACTAAACAATCAACAAATAAATGTTGAATTAGAAGACTTATCATCTGGAGAAAAAGCTATTTTCTGGCTTGCTTTAAAAACATTCGAATCCAGCACAGTCCTTTCTAAAAACATATTTGATAAATCAAAAATAATTCTACTAGATGAACCAGATGCAGCCTTGCACCCGCAAATGATAATGGACTTCTTTGAAAGCCTAAAAATACTGCACGAAGAATTAGGAGTTTTTTTTATATTTACATCTCACTCACCTACAACAGTAGCCCTAATGACATGTGATAACATTTTTAACCTTGAACAAAACACAACAACCAATAAATTTACTGCAAAAAGAATAGATAAAGACACTGCCATTTCTCAATTGCTGGATGGTGTAACTCAAATTTTAATCAACCCTGAAAACTCTTGGCAAATTTATGTTGAAAATTCCAACGATCAATCCATATATGAAATAGCATATAGCCATATTAAACATCGCTCAACGTTAGGTTTAACACAAGTACCTTTAACCTTCATAAGTTCAGGGCCTAAAATACATCCTAAAGAATTACAAAAACATATAGAGTCCATATATGGGCAGAGTGAAAAAACAGAACTATTGATTAAAGCTATCAATGGAGATGGCGATTGCGCTGAGGTCATCGGCATGGTCGATGCACTTGCAAAGAAGGGTAACAAAACTGTCAGAGGGATTATTGACTGGGATAAACAGGAACGAGTCGCAGGTTCGGAAGTTATTGTTTTTGCAAAAGGCTACGCATACTCAATGGAAAATGTAATATATGACCCTCTTAGTATTTATGCATTTTTAATGTATGAAGGCGTATATAAACCAAGTGACTTCTTCGAGTGCTCTGAAGATTATCCATGGAGAGATGCTCTCTCTGATAACACCAAAAAACAATTAATAGTTGATGTGGTCACAAAAAAAATTCTAGGCAGGGAGAGCAATCGAGATCATGAAATAAAATACATGAGTTCGCACCCTCTGCTTGGAGACAGAGAATACTTTATACCAGAGAATGGGGGAAACGGACACAGCCTAGAAAAAAGAATACTTCAAGAATACGAGCCAATAAAAAGACTAATAAACAAATCTAGTGGAAAACCGTTAATGTACTTCTTTTTAAAGAAATCCACAATTAACTTGTTGGGGTGGGAGTACATCAGCAAATCTTTCGAAGAACTATTCTCAAAAATAAAATAAGGAAAATATGAAAGAACGGCCGTTTATGACCGTTCTTTCTAATGAAAAATAAAAATCTAAAAAATACGCGCGCACTACAATATTAAATATTGATGGTCATCAGATCCCTCTATTGCGTAGTCATTGCGCTAATACGGGTTATAACAACCGTCACATTGCCTGCTGTATAGTTGGCGACTGTAATGGAATATCCGCTTAACGGTTTAGTGATATGGACCATTCCATCGCCGGGGGTTCCCGCAGAGAACGACAGCAGAGACGGATTAAGCTGAGAGTAAACACCGAGACCTGCAATTGACGAGTCAGCCAGAACCTTCGCCGCTGCTGCCGTTGTTCCTGATATCACCCTGATATGCAGATCTGTACATCCTCCAACAATAGTCAGTTCCTGCGTCGCGCCCGCTGCCATAACTGGAGCGCTCTGATTAACGGTTCCAAGGCCAAACCCGGTGGTATTGTCGATAACCAGTGTTGAATTAGACCGGGACTGGTTCGTCAGACTCCCGATATGGTTATTATCGGTATTGATTTTATTGTCGCGAACCTTCTGGTTTAACGAGGCTCTGATCCCATACTGGCGATACCCTCCGACGGTGTTATCCGTTACCACAGAGTCAGCTGTCGCAGCCGTATTGATGAAAGCTCCATTCGGAATAGCCAGACTTGCGCTGTCAACTGGCTGACCGGTAAAGTCACACGAAACCACTTTGCAGTTGGCCCCTCTCAGAATAATCGCATCGTCGGTTCCATCCCCGACGGCCGTTTTTTTAATGGCGCGCCATTTTACCAGGTATACTGCGACATCTTTTTCAGCATCGACTAATACCGGTCCGCAGTCATAGGTTGTTCCGCCGTGAATGGTGGCGTTCTTACCTTTGAAAATCAGTCCCGTACCATTCCCGAACAGGTTAGATATTTCCATGGGGGCTGCATTACTGGTGTGATAAAAATACCAGCCGTTACCAGCAGAGCTGGATATACAGCTTGGAGACTCAAAAATAACCCCCCTGCTATCCGATGCAGCCTGTTCTGTAGTGTCATCTTTCGCAAAATCCTTAATGAGAAATTGCGGGATATCATTTCGGTTAAACGTCAGACCCGGCGCCATAAACGTCATTCCCAGGCATCCGGCAAGAACATGCGTCCCCTCGTCACGCTCCACCTTCATGGAGTTAAAAATCATATGGCGGCATTTGTTCCATATACCTCCGGTATGGTTAGCCTCCAGATGCAGTCTGTCGAATTTACAGGCGTTGGTGGCATCATGCCCGCCTGCATTATCAAACAGCACACAGGGTGCATAATTGTTTGGGTCAGCATTTCCGCAATACATAACGCTGACGTTCTCAAACGGGCTGTCGAACAGCTCGCCACCATAGATTGCGATGCCGCGGATATGTCGGATAGCGATGTTGCGCAGGCGAACATAGGAGCCATTCAGCAGGTTAATACCTCCTGCACCGACTGGCACATTACCCGTTTCTTTCCAGTAATCCCCGATGACTCCGCCAGAAATCTGAGAGTACATCAGACGTTGCCACGTCGGGTCTCCGGGGATAACGCCCTTAGTACCTACAGTGGTAAATGCAAACTTAGCATTACGGTGCGGGACAATGAGGGTGAATGGCTCCAGCTCATAATCCCATCCCGCAATAAAAGGCAGATCTTCTAATGCATAGGTACCATTTGGAAAATGAATTCGGCCATACTTTTTTTGTCCCTGAACATATGCGCTGTCAGTTCTGCCCCCCCAGTGTGCTACGGCTTTCAGGATAGCTTCGGTGCACCCATCTTGCATGTTCTTAAAATCACCCAGTGCATCAACGTAAATATCAACCAAAGCATCAGCAACAGTCCCGGAATATTTAAGGGAAACAATGCCTGTTCCAGGCAGTTCGTTTGAACCCAGGTTTGAGCGAAGGGCCGCGTCACCGATGTTCGACCATTTCCCTGTGGGGTTTGCAGCCGACCACACACCGCCATCGTTCTCAGGAGAATCCCCGGCAATGACATGCTCAAGCTCGCCAAGGTATTTGTACCAGGAGCCATTGTAGTAGACGATTTGCTGGCGATTATCTACAGCCAGACCAACAGCCCAGTTGCCAAGCTCCTGCCAGCCGATAGCTGCAACTGCCTGCTCGCCGCGACCAGTGATGTAGTCGATAAAGCGGCTGAAGATCATCTCCATGCCGTGCCAGGTTTTGCGAAGCACACCTAACCGGTCCTCTAACTCCTCTTTTGTCCTGTCGTTAACGAATTTATCCACGTTTTCAGCGTTATCGTACAGGTCCTTTACGGCGGCGGAACCTAAAGGATTTTTCGTTTTATATGTGCTCATAGTCGCCCTATAACAAAAAAACCCGCCGAAGCGGGTTGTTGAGAGTTATTTCTGTTTTATGCAATGTCGCCGGGATAACTGGCGTTGTCGTAGTCGTAGAAGGATGCGCGGTACTCTTTGGCGGTAACCTGACACGTCCCGTCTGATTGTGGGGCAATCTCCTCAACAATGGCGTCATAGACATGACGCGTTGAGCCGCAGAACACCAGGCGGACTGGCTCAATGGCTGGTGAAGTCTGATCAATCTTCAATGGGTCATCAAAATCATTCAGATGGGGAACGGACAACTGATAATCCCCGACTCTGCTCGCCACCATCAGACCGGATGCAGAGCCATCCTGATAGCGGATCAGCGCACGGGGGTTTTCGAAAGACCAGTCCAGCGGCTCCGTAACGGTAAAAGTTGTCACGTCACCAGCCGTTGTCATCGCCTCCACCAGACAGGAAATCGTGTTGTTCCCCGGAATATCATCCGTGAGCACGATGCGATCGCCTGTGTTGTAGCACAGCGCATCCAGCTCGGTGGTGGTCTGGTATGTAACCCGCTGCTGAAGATACTTCATCAGGCGACGCATGCCGATCTGGTAGGCGTGATCCTGATTGAGCACCCCATCGAGTTTGTAGTTCTCGATTTTCACGGGCGTGGGATTATCGGGTGTCCGACATTTAACAGTCTCCTCCGCCCAGGTGACGCCGTTGATGTACGTCACGTCGACGCCATCAAAATCATCGTCGGACGGAACGGTAAAAGCGCTCTGCAGCTCCTCCACCATCTCATGCGGAGTGATCACGCCGGTCCAGGGCTTAATCCCCTCACGGTTGACCGTCGCCAGGCCATCACTCAGCAGAAAACGTGACTTCCCGGCACTGGCTATCTTCTGCAGCATTTCCAGCGCTGAGATACTGTCGCCCGTGGCGAAATCGAAATTTTCGCCCCGTGGCGTCCAGTACGCGGATTCCAGCGCGTTGATGGTGTCGACATCCAACTCCAGCCCCAGCGAGTTCCCGACATGCAGCAGCGCCCCAGAAATGGTTCTGGCCGTTCCTGAGTCATAGGCCCGCGTGGCCACAACGTTTACGCGGCGGTCCGACTGAGCCGCCAATTTGCCCCCCGTCTCAACGGTCACCGCCATCAGCGACACATCGGGATAGGATGAAGGACGAGTCAGCAGTCGCCCGCGCAGTGCCTGCCAGTACATCGAATCCCTGGCGTTGTTTGAGCCCTGCTCATTGCGCCGACGGCAGCGAACCTCTACCAGTCCCGGAGAACTGAGGGTGATCCGCTCAGTGAAACCTAACCCGTTGATGTTTTTCAGCGCGTACTCGCTCTGGTGACTCACCCATCCCGATCCGGAACCGTAGACGCGATACTGTATCTCCCACTCAACGTGGCGAATCCGTTTTTTGCCCTTGCTGTCAAAGCCGCAAATACCGTTCGGGAAAGAGAAATTCACCTCGAACATATCGACGGTCTCATTTTCAGGGCAAACCAGGAACGGCCCCAGCCAGCTCAGCGTGTCGTTAAGGCCGGTGGCCTCATAGTCGATCATCGTCCTGGCGGTGAATCCCGGCCACGACTCATCAACGGACCCATTAACCAGGCGCGCCACTGTTGCCGTTGTGCCGTCGGCAGAGACGATCTGGTACTCATTCCCGCGGTGAGCAAGGGAAAGCCGTTGCACACCTTCAGGCATGCCCGAGAATGCGGTTCCCGTAGTGCTGTTATACGCAAGCGTCACGTTTGCCGTTACCGCCGGGCTGCCGCCGGTTGATGCCGTGCCGGAGGTGTAAACCGGGGCATCACCGAAAACGGCTGCAGGCAGCGAGGAGGATGTGATTGCCCCACCAACGAACGGACTGGCCGCCTCGGTTATCAGTACGGTACCGCCGTTGTCCCGTGCGACCAGGCCGGAGCCAGTGAGCCCCTCGGTGATAGCCGCCAGCAGTCCCGACATCGAGATGTAGTTCGCTACCAGCGACACCGTATAGGTGGTGCCCTGCCATGTGATCATGAACGTACTGGAGCTGGTCGAAAAATCGTAGGTGACGGGAGCCGCACTGGCCTGAATTTTTGCTGGACTGCCACCCTCGCCAGGCACCGCATCCTGACCCGGGGTATAGGACGCAATGACGAGGTCATAATCGACACTGTTGAAACTCAGCGTCACCGGCATACCCGCTACGGGAGCAAGCTCGGTAAGCAACGAGCTGGCAAAAACACTGTAACCAGATGAGGTGGAGATCAGATAATTTGTCGGCGCCTTAATTTCAACTATGGCCCCCGTTACCCAGCTGTCCGGGAGAGAATTATCGTCCTCATCGTCACCATCATCCGTATCAAGGCCTGTAAACGTTACGGATGCACCAGAAACCGTCATGCTGTCAGCGATAATATCGTCGGAATCAGGTGAGGTCTGGGCCATATCCAGCCCTGTTCCGCTTGAAGTACCACCCACCTCTGTCGAGTTGAACCAGTTCTCGCTGCGCTCATCGCCGGAAACATCCGCGCCGGGCGGGTAATGGGTACTGCTGAAACCCGGCAGCGTTGAAGCTGGCGTACTGCCAACCCGGATATCACCATTGGTATAAATCAGTTCACCGACACCGAGACACAGCAGCATCTGGACGCGCATTTTCGTAGGATCAGCAGCATCGAACCGGGTCACAGGCTGGACCACATAATCAGGGTAGATACGCACCCGGCCAAACACCTCACGAATGGCATCACCGAGTTTTGCGGTGTTGGCCCGCGCCGGGTTCAGATCGAGACTGCGCCCTGTGGATGATGTATAGCCTCCCGTATCGATATTGCTCATCATAAACAGTGAATAGGCTGCTGCGGCAACGGAGATACCGACACCTATCCACGCGATGGTGGCTGCCTCCAGCCCGAAGGGGACTGGATAAAGCCGGACATCACTTTCAGGGTGGATCACGCAAGTAGCCCACTCGCCTGGCGGAATGGACAGACCGTCAACCTCAATGGTTAACGGCGGTACATCCCGATCCTCGTAACCTTCAACATTCACCGCCAGCCAGTTTCGAAGGCTGGTTACGCCATGCTCATGCGTTTCGAGAGGTTCACCGGGAAGCCGGGACGGGTAAAAACTAATGGTCATTGCCAGAACTCCACTTTGACAAATCGCCGCTTAAACCGCGCTAACGGAAGAAACGTTACGTTAGAGCCTGGATTGCATTCCGCCACATGCAGTAAGCCATCAATACTGACGACAATCCCCACATGGGTGACGGCTGAGCCGGAATAGCAAGCCACGCCAGCCCCTTCGCAGGGGTCGCAGCACTCCAGGGTAAGCATCATTTGACGCGCCTCCCTGTCGAGGCCGCCGTCGTCTTTCGTGACCCCGGCAAAATCAGGCCAGAGAGGCAAGCCCAAATCCCGGCGTATCTCGTTCACAATGCCGAAGCAGTCGAGCTGCGGATATACGCGACCGCCCTTCAGCCAGGTGACTGAACGGTATTTATCAGGGATGAACATAGTTAATCTCCAGTCAGAATCACTGGTTAAAAATCAGGATGTTTAAATGGTCAGAGCCTGGTTATGTTGGATACTCTGTCGCTATGTGCGGACATAGCGAGCAAAGAGGACTGATTAAAAGGACCGAAAATGAAATACAAACATCTATCCGTCTACCTGTATCAGGGCGACACAGTAGAAATTTCCTTCAGGTTTAAAACAAATATCTATTTGATGAATAGCCGCGAATTTATGGCACTTCAGGCTGGCATGCGCCCTGCGGGCAAAAATGGTCAATTCACTCATTCCCCGGCACGGCTGATTGCGCCAGCCAGCGGCAACTGGCACATAGTGATGTTCGGAGGTGACGATCCTGCCGATGCAAGGCAAATGGTAAAAGTCATTCCGAAGCGTAAGTGATATTTTCTGCCGGAATTTCTTCGAAAAATGCCCCATCGTTATGCCGGTAGAATTTCCTGCTTGCTATGGCTGCTCGTTCAGCCCAGTTCAGAGCGGAAATGATTTTTTCTATTGTGCCATCTTCGAAAAACTCACGACAACTTACTGTCGTTCCGGCGCTGTTTTCATCGGGAACGGCCCAGACAACCTTGCCATCTAATTCGATAAGGATCCGCATGCGGGAATGAGGTTGTGCTGTCTCGCTATTGCGCCTAATTATCTTGATTTGTGGATCGCAGTCTTCGTTAATGCCATCCTGAAGGCTGCGTGAAAGATTTAAAATTGGGTTTCCTGTTCTGTATTTTTTCATTTCGACTCCTTAGCTGATGTAACGCAGTCCGGGGAAGACAGGGAGCGTGTAGCGGTAACGCGGCCAGGCCATATCGAGGACATTCATATAGCCCGCAGTGATCTGCACCTCTGTTGCCGTCCAGTAACCCGACTTGATTTTCAGCGTATACGGCACTGCCGCAGGCGCGGCTAAATCCGTGGAGATAAAACTGCGGTATGTCAGCGATGCAGACAACCTGTTAGCCAGGGCATTGCGGATCGTCGTGGACACAACACCATCAACATTGCACAGGGCGAATTTCAAATCTTGCGTACCGTCCGCGTTGCGCGCCGGCAGCGCAATGTCAATCGCGCAGGCGGTAAACGTTACGGTATCGCCGCTCTCCGTCGTCGCCGTAATATCCTCGTACCCCTGGCACAGGTAGTGAACATCTGAGCCAACGGTTATCTGCAGCGTTTCAATGATCACCTCCGGCCCGCTGCTGGCATAGAGCCTGTTAAGTCTTGTCATGCTTCAGGCCACTCCCTGTTAACTGCAAGATCAAGAATATCGCTGTTCACAATGAAGTCAGGGAACTCGGCCCAGCCAGGCGGAAGGATTGGACGCTCCCATAATTCCAGCGTTGCACTATATCGCCAGTATTTACCGCCCTCTGGTGTCGGTCCCTCGTATATATCGACAAACCTACAGACATAATCTTGCGCACCTAAAGGGGTAAGGAGCGGCATGTTGAACCAGTCAGCCCCATCGGTAATGATGTCTCGGTACCAGGCTTCGAAAAGCTGTGCCTGACCATCAGTAAAGATCCATGAAACTGGCGTTTGAGTAGGAACCGAAGTATAAGCTCGCCTTTGTCGCCGCCTGCCGGTAACCATCGCTGTACTTTTTAGCGGAGATGTCGCTTTAAGACCAAAGTTCTCCTTCAATGGGCAAGGGAGATAATCCTTCGGGTAATTGAGATTAGTTGAAATAGCCATCAGCTAATTTTCCTCCCCGAGGTAGTTTTCCCCATCAGAGCCTTATGTAAATCACCCTGACCGGTAGCAATAGACTGAACAGCTTTTTGATACCCCATCCGAGCACCATCGGATGCAGCTTTCTTCATCATGGCAATTTGAGCATCAGAGGGATCGCCGTTGACATAGAAATTCATACTCGGCGCATAGGTTGCCCCCCCTGTTGACTGGTTTGCTACTCGATCCAGAGTGGCATCAAGTTTGGCGCTGGTTTTAGCAGTCGTAACGCGCTCACCTTTCTGCAGGAGCCAGGTTCCTGTTTCGGGCACAGAGTCGATACCGTCGTGAGCCTGTCCATGAAGCGCCGATCCGATAGCAGTCATGAACACCCCAGCAGCAGCTGCCGCAGCAATTGCTTGGGTTGAAGCCACCACGGGCCCTACATAGGGAACACCAATCCAGGCAGTGAAAGCACTCAACGCTGCCATTGCTACCTGAGCAGCCGCATATTGCAGTAATGCAGCCCCAACAGATTGAATGAATGTCGCCGCAAAGTCCTGAGCATTTAATTTACCGGTTTCAGCCCAGTTAATTACCATATCAGTTAAACTACTAAACGTTTGTGCACCGACTTGCTGCATATTTGCATATAGGTTTGAATATGCAGCAGATTGATCTGATATTCCAGAAACGAAACCTGCAACACCATCGTTTTGTAACTCATCTAACTTCTTATAGTGTTCCTCTTGAATTCTTAGCCTTTCATTCAGCGAGTTTTGAAGCGCTTCTTTCTTTTTATCGTATAGACTTTTGTCAATATCTCCAGACTGAAATTGATTTAAAAGCTCTTCCTGTCGAGAAGCAAAATCTTGCTGAATATCATTATTATCCTGCATGCGTGAACGTTCACGACTACCAGAATAACGGCCAACTATCTGGTTATCAAACCCTTGGCGGACTAACTTATTCTGTCTTTCGAGATCTGAAACATATTCAGCTACTTTCGCATTTTCCTGATTAAGCCGTAACTCTTCCTTCTTGGAATCAAGGATTTTAGCCGCAGTTCGAAGTTGTTCCTTCTGCCCTTCTGATATTTTTTTCAGGTTTCCGCTGGTTATATCAAAATTAATTTTCTCCAGCTCTGTTACTTCTGCAGTTTTTTTACCGGTTGTTTCAATGAGGGCGGCCTGCCTCTGTAAATCAAGAAGCCTACTTTTGAAAGCATTGTCAGTCGGATAGCTTTTTGGTTTTATTTTTGGCTGATTCTGGTTAGACTCCCCTTTCCCCAACGAAAAATCATTATCTTTAGACGTATCAATACCAAGATCAGAAAGAAGAGACGTGAGTCCTTTCGCGCCTCTATCTGCCTGCTCCGGAGTCATGCTTGACTTTATCGCGCGAAGAAATTGAAGACGTTTAGTTAAAAACTCTAATTCGTCTTTTTGTTCCTTACTTTGATTCCCTCGTTTGTTAAGGAATTCAATGCGCTGTGCAATATCACTTTCATCAGCAGCATTATAATTACCAGATACAGCACCTATACGAGAGCGGGTATAAGTAGCAATGGCCCCCAAGCCCCCAGCAATACGCCCCACAACCCCGGCAAGGCTTATGGCTTCACCAACCAGGTCTGATAGCCCCTGGAGAACAGCAGGATCGGTGAAGACGTCACGAATGTCATCAAGCCCATCCAGCAATGGTGTAAGGTCAACCCTAGCCAGCCCCGAAGCAATTTCCATTTTAAGACCGCGGGCGCTAGTCTCTATATCCTGAAAGAACTGATTAACCTTAACAAGGTTATCAATATCTTCTTGCGGTGGTGCGACACCAAAATCTTTTGATAGCTGGATAAACTGTTTCAGCTTCTCGTTGTTGTTGTCGAACAACGGCAGCATTTTTGACAGGTCATTACCCAGGCTTTCGAGAATATTGGTTTTCCCGGCCTGAGTGGGGATTTTCTGTAATGCTTCACTGATTGCCATCAGCTGCTTATCTGGGGATTGCTGAGCCAGCTTCTGAGCTGAAAGCCCCAAAGTATCCAGCGCCTGAGCAGCCTCACCTGATTTATTCAGGACCGCATCCCCGACCTTATCATTAATGTCTTTGAAAATATCGGCTATGTTGTCACCGGTTAAACCAGCTTGTTCAGCAGCATATTGCCAGGATAACAAATCCTGGGTGGACATTTTAAGAGATTTTGCCCAGCGGTCAGCCTCTGTTACCTGCTGTGCTGTATTTTTGACAATGGCTAAACCAGCAGCGCCAATACCAACAGCTGCGGTAGCCGCTGCAGCCCCCACAGCAATGATTGAAGAACTTACCTCTTTAGCGTCTTTTTTTACCTGGTCGCGCCACTTCTGAGAAGATCTTTCGGCTTTATCCATGCCCTGAACAAATCCACCTACTTTAGCGATCAGGTCGATTGTTAACGTACCGAGGGACTTGCCAGCCATTTAATTTTCTCCAGGCAACAAAAAACCCCGCCGAAGCGAGGTTTTGGTTTGTTTATATATTGGTTAAAATTATTTAACTTTTCCCGTATAGCCCGCATTCACCTGAGCATCAGCGGAATCTATTTTCCCATGGGAGTAAAAAATAGTATGTGCTTCAGCACCTGTATATCCACCATAGGAGTTTTTAGCATTAATGGTTATCGGAATAAGCCATCCATATCGCATAGCCCCACCTGATTCAGCTAAAATGCCATCCTTAAACCATGCTTTCTCTGGTGTACCAAAAGTATAATGAGCAGAATATGGGTCTTTTAACATCCTTCCCCACCAATCCTTTATCTGCTGCTGATAGTTATCCGGTAACACCCCATAATCAGCCGAGTGCATCTGAACTTGGCTAGGTGGATTTGCTGCGCACGCAGATAACAATAATGCAAATAACATAATCGCTATTTTCTTCATATCCCTATCCCACTGGTTATTGTTGTACTGATGATAGTGATCCCTACAGCGATTTAAAAGTTATCAATGCCAACTTTTCATAGCCTCTTCAAGAGATAATGGCACTTCATTGATGTGAGGTGCAAAGTCACTAACCTTGAACGGCGGCGTGTTCTTTGCCTTATTAATGTTAGCCAGGACAGAAGCCACCAGCGACGCCCCCCACTCGGTACGCATCATGATATTGAGCGGTCCGTACTTCTCACGGTACTTGAGCCAAACCAGAAATTCCCTGCGACTCATCCGCTCCTGAGCCTCTGCGATGGTGCGGCCACCGATGCCGTTCATCACCAGTTCGCACCAGAATTCATCCTCGCCGGTTAGCTCGTAGTCTTTCCCAGTTCGTTTACATCATGAATTGCAGCCAGGAGGGCCATAACGATCGGACCGTCAAGCGCACCACGATCTGGGGTAGCAGTTCCAAGAATGTCAGCCGCGGTAAACACTGGGGCGCCGTCCTGATCGCAAATATGCGCCGCAATGCGCTCAGCAATCGGGTCCGATTTCCCGTTGTACGCCAGCAGTTCAGCTTTAGTGGTGTGGTAGCCCATCGGGCGCACATAGACGGTTGCGATATGCTCTTTCCCGTCACGGCCTTTCCACTTAATTTCTTTTTCCACGGGACGCCCGGTAAAGGCACCGGTTTCTTTTAACGTATCGAGAGTAAGTTGCATTTCAGCTCCTGAATTGAAAAGCCCGGATAACCGGGCATATTAATTACGCTGCGGCCTTCGGCACCCATACGGAAGAGCCAGACCGCTGGATCGTGGCGGAGGTCGTCACAACAGCGTTACCCTGGAAATCAAACGGGAAATCGGAAACGTAACCCTGGAAAATGAACCAGGTGCGATCCGATGGCAGTACCAGGCCATCAACAGCATCCTCAGCGCCAGAAGCGGCGGCTGTCGGGACACTGGTTCCATCTGACCAGCCAACCGCAAAAGTTAACGGCGTCTGGTCATTCGCTTCAGCGAGGCCATGCAACATAATGTGGCTGGCGTTCGTCGGATCAGCGTTAAGCCCGACGGTTGCGGCCGCAGGCGTTTTAAGCCCCTTTTTGTAGGTTCTGGAATCCCGCTCACTCAGACAGGTATCTTCAATCTGATCGGCAGGGTTGCCGCCGGGGTTGAAACTGGTGATGCATTCAACCTCGCTGACCACGCCAGACTTGAGCACAAAAAATTGCGTGCCTTGCGTTAATACAGACATGTTTTGTCTCCATAAAAGAAAAACCCGCACAAGGCGGGTCAGTTTGGGGTTGTTGGTTATCTGGGCGTTATCCAGTCAACATCGAAGGAATAGCGGTATCGCATTGTTTCAGGATCGCGGCTTTGTTCACCCCATCGGGTGATATAGGCCTTGCCCTCAATCGCGTCGCGTAAAGCACGGGCAACGGCGATCACGTCGGTGTCAGTATCACCATAGACATCAACCTGCAGAGAATAGTGATCTGCATCTGGCCGCTGGTTCAGATAATTTTCAGGTGAGCCGCCTATGTTTTGCCAGACTGCATAGGGGTAAACGATATTATCGTCCTGCATACCGAACGGATAAAGCCGCACGGGATTTGAACCTAACAAATCCCTGACTGCCTGGCTGGCTGCGCAAACTGCAAATATTGGAGCAATCATACCGGAGTTCCTTTTTTAGCCGCCCGTCGCACAGCGCGATCAATGGACTTTTCCAGCTCCACAGCAAAAACGTTAATCACATCGGCATCGACCCCATTCAGTGCAGGCCTAATTATTGGCCTCGCTGCAGCATGTTCTGTGCCGAATTCAAGGAATCGCCAGTACCAGGTATCCCCGCCGGGATTACCTTTATCTCCGGCAGTGTTATAACTTTTACCCACCCTGCCTTTTCGGACGTTGGCCTTCGTATTGGCGTATTGCCTGGCACCGCCCATCACCCCGACACGAAACGTTGGATCGCCGGTTCTACGAAACGCCTTGCTGCTGAAGCTGACCACAATGTTTTTGTAGATAGCCTCTTTGGTGAGAGGATCATCTACCCGCGCGGCATTATTGCGCGCTCTGTCCCTGATGACGTTTGCCGCTTTACGCAGCGCTGCACGACCGGATTTATCGCGAGTGACCTGTGAGACGGCATCCAGTTTCCCCAGGACGGAATCGAGGCCAGTCAGGTTTACTTCTACGCCATCAGCCATCGTTAGCCCCCTCTGAACAAGGCAGTGTCAGGTATTCCCTGCCGCTCCGGGGGTCAGGTAAAACACCCTCAATGTTGTAGATGCGGCCACGAAACAGGATCCGATGTTTGCGGGTAACACCCTCACGGTAACGAATCGTTATCCGGGTGGTAACTTCTCCCTGAGAGGCCTGGGCGGCGATAAACTCACGTGAGGATAAAGGAGAGACTTCGGCCCAAAGGGTTGCGACATCGCGCCAGGTATTAATCACGGCTCCCGTTGTCGGGTTCTGTTCTTTTACCGGCTCCTGCAGGGTGATCCTGTGACGCAATTTTCCAGCCTGCATATCATCCCCTGGGTTTCCCGCTCAGATAGGTTTGCTGCTCTGGTGCCTCATCGAGATCGCCGGCAAGCGACTGGATAATCACATCGGACAGGGCGACGTTAGACTCAGCCAGGCGGTTTATCGCTTCCGTCTGCTCTCGCTGTGCTGCTGTTTGTTCTCTCAGCGCTGCTATCAGCGCGTTTACCAGTTGCTCGTTCATAGGCTATTTTCGTCCACTTTTTTAACCATTCACGCCGACGGCGGCACCCTTCACAGGCCATTTGCAACCTCAAGTCCCAGGAATTTTTCGATGCTGTTTCAGAATTGCATCAACACCGAACGGAATAGAGTTAACGCTGTCGCTACTAACAGGCTCCCGGTTTTCATACCAGTGCGAAACCAGCAGCATCAGGGCCAGTTTGATATCGTCCTCGATTACCAACCCGTCAGGGTCGTCGTCTGGAACAGCGTTATCATAAAGACGGCAATTTGTGATTTTTTCAGCGTGCTTCAAAGAGGCATTGAGGTAGAGAGTTAACATCACATCCTCTGTATCGTCATCGCTGTCGATACGGCACTGGTAACGAAGCTCATTTACAGAGGGCTTCATTTGCCTTCACCCCGCTTATTACCGACTTTAGGCTTAACAGATGTTTCAGTTTCCGGTTGTTCAGTGCCGTCAAGAATCCCCATTTGAGCAGCAACCTCAAGAGCGCGCTCAGGAAGTGATCCAGCCTCATATTCACCGGCGGGAATGCTTATGATCTGAATGCCATCAGGTGACCATTTCAGGTCTTTTTTCAGCAGCATAATGACCTCCATAAGAATGGGGCCGAAGCCCCATCAGATTATGCGCCAGCACCGATCTGCAGCAGTTTGATGGCCTGAGAATCGGCCAGCATTCCGCCGGTACGTTTGGTGGTGTAGAAACCAACGAATGGTTTGTTGGTGTACGGGTCGCGGAGGATGCGGGTACCAATGCGATCAACGATGGTATAGCCACGTTTAAAGTTACCAAACGCAATGGCTTTCGCATCTGCTGCGATATCAGGCATTTGCTCATTCTCAGCAACACCATAACCTGCCAGAGAGGAGGGTTGGCCCAGCTCAAGGCCCGGACGCCAGAGATAGTTACCCTCAGAGTCCTTCAGAATGCGAACGGCAAACAAGCTGTTGTTGTTCATCATGAACTTAGCACCGTTGCGGTGTACCTTGCGCAGGGTGTAGACCAGTTTGATAATCGCATCGGCAGTCACACCAGCCGCCGCACCGGAAAGAATGTGCTGCAGCGTGCCAAAGGCACGGGTTTTATCGTCCTCCAGAGTGGAGGCGTAGGCCAGGAAGCCTTTCGGTTTTTTCGTACCGTTGCCGCTGGTAAAAGCGATTTCTTCCTGTTCGGAGAACTCAACCGCCAGTTCGCTGTTGATCCAGTCCTCTACATTGAAGAAGGCATCATCCAGCATCGTTTGGGTTGCCTGAGGGTTTCCGTAGATTTCACCCATGAACGGTTCAATCTGACCGAGTTTAGACGCATCAGTAGCCGGACGGGGATCGGTTTCACCGACCCAGCCGGAAGCGGTGCCGCCAAGGTTAACCAGCTTTTTATAGTTGGCACCGCCAACTGTGATAGTTGTGGCCTCCTGGCGCATCACTACTTCATCTTTCAGAAGATTAAGAATGGTGCGGTCCAGCTCTTCCGGGACAGCATATCCGCCGTCTTCATCCACGCCAACCTGCAGGGCTTTACGCTCCAGATCACGCAATCCGTCATCCTTACCCTTGCGCATAAAGTCGATGAAAGCGGTTTTGTGCTCTGTTGCGGCCTTGCTTTGAGTGCCACCAGCTGGACGTTTAACCTGTTTAAGCTCATCCTCCAGCGCGGTTTTAAGCTGATCCAGCTCGGTCAGCTTGCCGTTAAGTGTTTCAACTTCTCCGGCCAGCTTGCCTTTTTCAGCTTCGATAGCGTCAATGCGCTTATCATTTTTCGCTTTAAAATCATCGAATTTTTGCTGCAAATCCTGCGCGACCTGCTCAACGTCTTTAATTTCGACTGCCATAATTCAACTCCTGATTAAAATTTGATGTTTTTCAGTGCATCCAGTGCGGCATCCACACCATCAGCGTCACGCTGAGAGAGGTTGCCATAGCCCCCGGCCATGAATGCTTTGGCCTGGGTGCGGGAGAGCCCAACATCGCGCAGGACCCGTTCAATACTTTTCTGGGATGGTGTTTCGCCACGGGCAAACGCGCTTTTAACATCGCTGACCCGCGCCTCGTCATTCGACGGAAACGTTACGGGACTGACCTCCCAAAGGTCGATTTCCTTTAGGAGAAACACGCCTTTCTCACGGTCGTATTCCCAGTCTTTGAGCATGTAACCAATAGAAAGGCCGGTTAAAGAACCGGCCTTCATGTGGGCATGCGCTCGCTTTGAAAGAGGATCATCATCAATGAGTAACCGGCCTTTGACATATAAGCCGACGTCATCCTCTTTCATTTCGGTATAAACACCGATAGGTTCATCCATCTGATGCTGCCAGAGCATAGCTGGCAGCGCGTTTTTCTCCCGCCATGACTGAAGCGATTTACTGAAAGCGCCGGGAACAACTACATCGTCGTAACTGTCCTTAACGCCAAACACAGAGCCATAGCCTTCAAATTCCCCGCTGTCGGTGACAGACTTTAGCTTCAGCGGAATATCCAGCCGCTGTTTAGTCATCGGCATCATGTTGTTCCTCGGTTGTTTTGCTCTTATTGCTGTCAGACGGCTTGGTCGTCATATTCATCGGCGTCAGATAAACGTCCCCGCCAGAGCGTGGGTTCATATCTTCCAGTTCACGGCAGTCATTTGGTGAGTAAATACCCCAGTTAATACCGGTTGAATACGATTCAAATCTTGATTTCATATCCCCACGCAGCAAAGCGCCTGCATTAAATTTTGCATAGTAGGTGCCCTGTTTCGACTCTTTCACCAAACCTACGTTAATTCGCTGTTCGATGCGGGTCATATATGGGACGAGGGAATAATTGATAAACCCAATGCCAAGGTTTTCGATATTACTGAAGGTAGCGCGATCGGTATTCTGCACCATATGCATCGGAACCCTGAATAGTCGGCAAATTTCCTCCAGCTGGAATTTTCTGGTTTCAAGAAACTGACTGTCTTCGGCATTGAGCGCCATCGACTTCCAGTCAAGGCCCATTTCGAGAATCATTGGACGATGCGCATTGCTGAGCCCGAGGTGGCGATCCTCAAAATCCTTCTTCAACCTGTCATAAGCTGCATCAGTCAGCGTTTGCTCAGTACGAAGGACTCCGGAAGTGACAGCGCCGTTTGAGAACAATCGGGCGCCGTGTTCTTCAGTCGCCATACCCAGGGAAATGGCTTCCCTTGCGTATGCGATTGGGTTCAGACCCACCAGCCCGTCAAATGTCAGCGTCCTGACGTGCCAGATATCATCCTGCCCCAGCACATCCGTCGAACCATCAGGAAAAGTGACCTGATACACTGGTTGCCATTGGCTGTTTAGCTTCGGGTCTACACAACCGGGATCAATAGGCAGGAGTTCAACCACTTCCCCCAGGGCTTTAACCTTATAAGCGTAAAAATTACCGCGCAGGCAAAGACAGACAATGACCAACTCCCAGAACTCCTGAGGGGTCATATAGTCGTTTGGCTTCATCGTCAGTAATTTGTGCAGCCTTTCAGATGTCGCTTTTTGCTTACTGTTGCCAGTGACCTTGTACAGGTTGCAGGGAAGCATTCCCATTGACTCAGCCAGCACCCTTATGCAACCAAACACCGCTGTGAGACGCATCGCTTTCTGGCTGCTGACGCGCTTTCCAGTGTAGGTGTCGTAAGTCATTCCTACGGCTTCCGCTAACTCTGCAGGTGTGGTCACCGGAGTATTAGATTTTTGAAACAATCCGGGAAAGAACATCAATCACCGCCTTCGTTTTGAACATTACGTGGCGCGGACAAATATTTCGATACAGCCCATGACCAGAACAGACAAAGAACACCAGCAGTAATAAATCCTGCGGGCGGGAATACCAGCCATGCGCCATATGAAAACAAAGCAGCACCGATCACCCCGATCAGCGGGGCAAGAATCATCAGGATCATAAGTGCCTCTTTAAAGTGAACGGACGCCGTAACTTTCCAGGTGATCAGAAAGGCTTGCCTCAGGTTCCCCGCCATTAACCAGCATTCGACTCATTGCGGTAAATAGCGCAGCGGGACCATCAATTTTGGCTTCAGGCGTGGATTTGTTAGGGAAAATGTTGTCGTTTTTATCCGGCTTAACGGTGACGTTTGACATCATCCAGTTCATTACCGGGTGATTGCTGTGATGGAAACGCCCCCCGTAGACCAGCGATTCAACCTCTTTCATGGATTCAGAAAAGTTTCTGACGGTTTGAGGGACCTCCACCAGCGGTATGCCTTCTTCTGCCAGCGCCAGGCTGAACTGCGTTGCGCTCCACGGGTCGAATCCAGTTTCTTTCAGGTTCTCGCCGTTAATCCATTCCAGAAAATCCGCTTTAATCTGGGCATGATCGATAACGTCACCATCGGTAAGCTCAAGTTTTCCTAGCTCGGCCCATTTGCGATACATCTGCGCCATCTGCGCAGAACATTTTTCCAGCCGTCCTTCAGGTAGCCAGAATTTAAAGTCAGCATGGGCGTGTCCGTTATCAGCACGCCAGAGCTTTACAGCTGCGCAAATATCAATTTTATGAGCCAGGTCAACGCCAGCCCACATGGGGTAGGTTTTAAGCTCATGCCGGGGAGCTATATACTCGCATTTCTCCCATTTCATCATGTCCATCCAGGCAGACTCAGCCGTTACCCAGATATTCATGTGTTTAGTGAAAAAGTTAACCCTTGCGGAAACCTGCTCTTTCGCTTTCTTAGCCAGGCGTCGAAGGTCATCCCAGCGCTTACAGATACCCAGTCCGGGATTTGCCTTCTGCCATACCGTTTCATCAAACGGATCATCATCATTATCGAGAGTAAAGATAATGGCAAAATAGGTGTCATCCTTTACCGCACCTTCTACGTCACTGTTGTAGCCACGTAATACTTTGATGGCGTAATCACGCTGTTCGTAACAAATACCCTCCTTGTTGAAACCGGCTGTGGTGATGCCAAACAGCAAAGATTGCAGGCGTGCCCCCGTTGCAGTCTCCAGAACGTCCCACACATCACGCGTTTTATGCGCATGCAGTTCGTCGATAATGGCGCAATGGATATTCAGGCCGTCAAGGTTGTTTGCATCAGAGGATAGCGGTTCAAATTTGGAGGCTGTTTGCTCCTGATAAATTGCCAGTTTATTAAACTCAAACAACTTCCCGAGCGTTGGCTTTGCCTTTTTGACCATGTTTTTTGCATCTTCAAACACGATCCGCGCCTGGTCTCTCGTCGTTGCTGCGGAATAGACCTCTGCACCACCCTCGCTGTCAGCGCCGGTCATATACAGGCCAACGCCTGAAGACAAGGTTGATTTGGCGTTTTTACGCGCCACTTCGTTATAGGCTGTCCGGAAGCGGCGAACCATTACCGGCCTTCCGCTGCCATCATTACGAAGCACTATTTCGCCGGTTTCTTCATTCACCAGCGGAATAACAAAACCGAAGATGTTTATCAGAATGAAAATATGCCAGTCCATTAATTCAATCGGCTGACCAGCAAGAGCGCCTTTAACGTGAGGCACAAACTTGTAAAAATTAAGAATATGCTGCGCACGCGGTTCGCTGAAGTAAACGCCACGTTCCTCGCCGAATTTCAGATCATCAAGGAAGCGCTGGCAAGCGAGGCGAACAAATTCGCAGGCAATGATATTCCCCGCCACGACGCGCTCAGCGTAGCGTATGCCATCTGCAACTTTAGCCATTAGTCTCTCGAATTAAGGAATTTGCTGATCAGGTCATCGTCAGGTGTCGTTTCTCTGTTGACTTTCGACCGGCTTGAAGGGGTCATGCCGAACTCGCCCAACATTGCACGCATACGTTTCCAAGCATCCGCTTTCATCATTGCCGCCGGGTGCGGCTTAATCATTCTGATTTCACGTTCTTTCCCTTCATCAGGATCATCCTCGCTGTAAACCGCGTAGGTATATCCCTCACGATCAAGGGTTTCACAGTGATGGCGGTATTCCGTATAGGCTTCAACGAGCAATTCCAGCGCCCGAGCGTCAAGCTGGGACATAACGCCGATAGCGTCCAGTTCCTCAGCCATCCTCTTAAACCAGTACTTCCCCTGTTTGTCGAAATGCTTCGGTGTTGGGGGTACCCCTTTGGGTGGCTCTGGTTCGTTTTTGTTGATCGCTCGCTTAGATGGGTTACCCCTCACCAAACGTAGATGTGTCGGGGTTTTCGGCGGTCCAGACATAATCGAAAACTCCTATTAATCATCGGATGGGGGACCCCAAAAAAAAGTTTCTAACCTGCGGCGGTGTGAAAAAAGGCTAGGCGGCGGTCCTTTTGGCCTTTGCCGTCAGGGATTTGACCCCGCCCCCCTCTGCCACTGCCCAAATGAGAATCGATATCATTTGATGTGTTCGCGCCCGGTTTTCGTTCGATGGCAGGGCCAACACAGGCTTTCGAGGTTCGAATCATCATCGGTACCCCCATGAGCTTTAGCCTTGATGTGGTCAACGGTCTTGGCTGCAACGGCTCGCCCAGTTCGAAGGCAGTTCTGACACAGGTGATTATCACGCTTAAGAATGCGGGCTCGCTTAATGTCCCACTGGCTACCATAGCCGCGCTCATGCCTACTCTTGCCTTGCTGATGCTGTTGCCAGCCTTCATTGCGGTGCTTCTCGCAGTATCCTGAGCGGTCGGTTGTTGTGCCTGCGCATCCACGCTTACGGCATACACGGGGAATTAGTGCGGGCATCCTTATCATCTCCAATAAAAAAGCCACCGTTTAAAAGGTGGCTTTCATAAATTACAAAGGGATTCTATAGAAGGTTTTTCTTTGCCATTCTTAGCTTGTGTTCGAGATTTCTTATTGTTATCCCTAGCTCATTAACTTTCTGCTTGGTATATCTATCTGAATATATCCAGTAGTCTGATTTGTGATCACATATGTCTGACAACTCAGGGGAAATATCTTGAAATAAGAGACCGACACGTCTCCACTCCTTTGCAAGTTCAAGTTCCCTTTGAGCGTCTTTAACACCTTGGTGTGCGAAATCCCTCAGGTAGGCCCGATTCTCTATCAATAAATTTGATAGCGCTTCTAACTTGGATATTGTTAGCTCTCGTTTCTGTTTGGACCATAACAAATAGGATTCCCATAATCCAGTAATAGTAGCGCTTATATATTCGCCCATATTTAACGACCTGGTTGTGTGCAAGTAGTTAAACATATCACAAACAACCAGTATTTGCATACTGCAGTGCCTTAACTTACCTTTCCTACGTCTTATTGACACACTGCAAAGATTCTCTATTGATTACTTTAGTTATCGAACCTGGCTGCTGCATCGACAAAATCATTGAGCCAAAGAACGAACTAAAAATACTACTATTTAGGGTTTCTTGATGCTTGCGTAGCTAAAAGCGCATACGCTGTCATGAAAATCATAGATATTAAATCAAAAGTCATCAGCATTCCATATAATAATAAAAAGATACTCAACACATGTGTAATAAACCCAACCTGGAATAGTTTCAGAAAAAACTCACCCATCAGGACAACAGCATATACCATTAGAGGATAAGCCATATCGACAACCATTAACGATGCGCCAAAAGTTTTATTTTTACCGTTATGTTTGATAAGATTTATTTTCTCAATGAATTGATTCGGAAGGGCAAAAACAACAACAAACACACCAATTCCAAAACCTAATATGCTCGGAAATATGGATAAAGCAACAAGGGTTGCGTCGAGACCTGCAGTGTTTGAGTTGGGATTGTAAAGCCCATCTCTGAAAAATGTCACAATCAACAAACTTAAAACAAAAGTAAATAAAACACCAGAAAGCACCCTCCGCACCCAATTTTTGAAATTTGCAATTCGCTTCCTGTCTGATAAAACTCCAGAATTAGCATAAAAGTTGGCAATGATAAAAATTGCACCAACATATGGAATAGACTTAATTATTTTAAGTATATTCTCATGATTAATGTCCCATCCACCAACTTTCATCACACTATCCTTTTCTAATTTTCTTTAGCAATCCACTTCCTGTTCTGGACTCATTATTAGCTGCATTAATTGTGTTTTTCACATCATAATAATAGTCTAAAATTGATGCCCTTTTTTTCATAGACTCAGACACACGTTTTCTTACAGGATAATCGGCCATTTTGAAAACTTTTTTCTTATTGCTTTTGTCTTTATAAGATATTTCAGTATTCCCAAACTTGCATGATAAACCTGCATAAACCAACGCGATTGTACTAACGTCAGTCATTATTGAGTCTTTGTCTGATGACTCTTTATGCTCCAGCTTATCAATCCCTTTATCTTTCATTTCAGCCTCAACCCCCTCTAGCAATTCTTCTAGTCCTTCAATAAAATCATTAGAGTTAGAGAAAGTTATTTCTGTTTTAAAGGAATAATATCCTTTAGACTCTTTTATAACATTATCTAGACTAGCAGAAGATGTTAATTCATCAACACTCATGCGAAAGGATGGATATAATTTCCTGCGCGCATCTTTAAACACCTCATTAAGCACCTTATATAAAACACTTGCGCTAGGTAATGAAGGGCTATCTTCGATAGCAAGGATATGCAATACAGGATCAAATACAAACCTATACTCATAAATCTTACTAGACTCGCCAAAACCAGCCGCATAAGTCTGAACTCTGCTAATAGTTTTTCTAACAACATCTACCTTGTCAAACTTTAAAAAACGACCATAAACCATGTCCTCTCTAGCATTTATTTCATACGGAGCAAAAAAGAAATCATTCCTCAATGGAACAGCGATATTTCTTAAATCACCTTCCGATGACAAAACTTTGCGAAGTTTGTCTCCCAGATGCTGGAATAATTTAATATAACCCTCTTTACCAATATTTTTTTTACTATTGGTTAGAGGTAGCATCTGTATATTATAATATTTGTAAGTAGCCATAAATATCCATTGCTATGTGAGTGTAAACACACATCATAATTCAATGGATTTTGTAACACTTAGCAACGCAATGGATAATTGGGACTTGCGTCACATTTTTAGTTGATTACAGTTTCTTTTAACTGTTCTGTTGTGCGCCAGAATGTCGCGCTTGGTCTGCTTATCCAGCACGTCGATATCGTGGTCAGTCAGGTAGATGATCCGCACCCAACTGCAGGCGGTATCAACGACTACCGGGGCGGGTAAACTTTTCGCGCAGCTCCCGATCAACATCGTCATCAGGCATATGGCTAACGGTTTGCTGTACATCGCTTGCCTCCTTCGTGACTTCTACCTTACGTACTGCTGCGGCGACGGCAGCGGCGGCATTCTCTTCGGTACGCTGCTGATCGGCTTTGGCTTCTGCCTTACTGGTCCCACGAGCGTGGCCAATACCGAACGCGCCAGCGATAACCGCCAGTAAAGCAGTTGCCAGACCAATAATCATTTCAATGCCCATAGTGACCTCATACCAGTACAGATTTAGCCAGGTTAAACAGCGCTCGGCGTTTATCCAGACCGTTTCGACCACCGTTAATAAGCAGCGTTACACGCTCCACGTCGCCGGAATGAAGCAGGCAACCGTGGGAAACATAAAACCATGCGGCTGAACGCGCTGCGTAATCATCTCGCTCCAGCAGCTCAGGCTGGGTGACAAGTTCAAGCTTCAGCGCCAATCCGCAGCTGCGATAGTTGCTCAGGCCCGTGACTTGTTTCAGACCGCGACCACGATATTTCCAGCCATCACCGGCAACCTGATTACCGAGATTCTTTTTGCCCCACTCGCCCCCATACACCAGATTCGCGATTGCTCGCTGATTAGCTGGCTGCGTTGCCGTTCTGCCGAGTGCGGCGGCCTGCTGGGCGGTGATACGGTGTTTACCGAACGTAGGCACAAGGCTATCTGCTGCATAGTTCAGATTTTCCACCAGCCGGGTAAAGCCTCCGGACTCATGTCCCATCTGGGCAATGAACATTGCCTGATCGAGTGGAGCAGTAATGCCAAACTCTTTCATCGCGGCTGTAATATGCGGAAACCAGCGCGCAGCTAACCCGGCGCTAATACCAGCCGCCTTCTGGAATTGTGTTTGATTCATTAGTGCCTCAGTGCATCAACCAGACGCGCTATATTCCCCCTGAACCAGAGAACCGCGCCGCAGATAAGAATGTTTGCCAGTACCACCAGCCAGTGGGATGACTCGTACAAGCCAAACAGGAAACGGAAAGGGATGCTGGCATAAACCAGCACAGTGAAGTAAGCCATCAGCGATATCATGGGGCGGTGTCTTGACCCGTCGCGCCGGTAGAACATCAACGCCCCAACAATTACAGCGCATATCACCGCATTGACGATTGCGCTCGGATCACTTGTTACCATTGCTTGTCCCTCCTCCACGTAAGCGAGAGAGAATCCCAAACAGGCTACCCAGATCCTGACTGTTAACGAACGTCAGCAATTTAATGGCTATGGCTGCAACGATTACAGCACCGAGTGCATCAAGCGGCCTGTCACTGTACCCCGTCCACTTTGAGAAGTAAGACCCCAGCAGAGGAGCACCAATCACACCGAAGATGAATGAAGTTATGAAGTAGCCCACCAGCTTTAGGCGGCTGATATTTACCGCCGTAGCGACATAGAACACTGCCCCAGCGAACGCACCAAATACCACGCCATAATCAATGCCAGTTGCAAGGCCGAACATACTGGCCCCCATCAGCCCGCCAGCAGCTACCGTTGTTCCAGAAACAGGATCGGACATTTAGCCCCCTCTTATTGCTGTGAGTCCTCTCAGTGCGAGGGGAATAAAAAAGGCCGCATCGCGGCCTTTCACTTGATTTTAAAAATTATTTATCAAAATATTCGTGGCATGCGAGTATAAATTTACTGGCTGCTTTTTGTAAATTTAAAATATCCTTTTGGGTTGCATGCACTTCTAGAACAGGACCCAATTTTAATTTTATCTCAGCCATGTGGCTTAGCAATACTTTACCGGCGTCGTTTGGTTTTACTAAAAGCATAAGGGCATTCTTACTCAGCTCTGCCTTATAAATATTTTCTTGTATATTTTCCGGCAGCTTCAGCTCAGATACTGGTGCAACTCTTCTATTAATCAGCTCTTTTATCCATTCACTATACTCTATTGATATATAATGAACCGCCGTTACATAATCAGCAGCTGCCATCCTTATTTCTTCATTAATTTTTGTTTTAGCCTGCAATTTATTTTGATAAGTAGCAAGCTCATTATTGCTTCTTATTGCTTTATATGCAATCCAGGCAGGAATAGCACCCGCAATAATTGCTGATAATAATGTTTCCCATGAAAATGAGCTATCTACTACTACCGAAGGTAGCTTATCAATAGTCAAATGAGAAAATTGATAATTAGAAAATATTGTGCCTTCAACTTTTTCTAATGGGAAAGGTATTCCTAGCCAAGCCATAACGCCCCCTGAATCGATCTGGTGGGGCAAGCATAACAAATAACCCGCCTATGTTGGCGGGTTAATCTTTACTACTGCTCAATTCGCTTTAACGTCCCGAGCCTATCACAATTCAAGCAGTTTCTGGCTCACTTTGCAAGTGAAATCTGTCGCCATTTGTGCCGAATGCGTCACACATTGGTGCGTACAGCATCGATTCCGCTAAACTAAGCCACGTATCAACTCTGCGTCTACAGGTCATGAAACACCAGTCGGGATGCTTTTCATACAGCTCTTCCGCTATGCGGCGTTTGCTCTTCCGTAACCGGTAATGCTCCACCAGCAGGTGATACAGCTCTTTGTGACCACCCGTAATAAGGACTGCCCCCAGTACCTTATCAATCAGCAGTCCTTCATCGTCTGTACAGAAGGCCAGGCCGCTTTTGTTTTTCCCCGCGAGTATTTCACGAAAAAACGCCTCAAGCTCTGGCTTCGAGATGCCAGACTTCTTCATCCTGCGTAATGCTTCGTTGATGGCTGTTTTAGTGACTTTCCCGGAAGCCAGTAACTGGTTAAACATATTGCCGCCACTACCGCCGCCGATGTAAGACCAGCGGCCCCACATGCGCAGCTTCCCTTGAATCCAGATGGCCTCCAGCGTTTTCAGCCTGACCATTTCACCAGCTTTTCCAACCTCGGACGGGTTAATCATTATGCGTTCTCCACTATGCCAGCACGCCAATTGCCAGCGAACGATCCAGAAATCGAAACAGCAGCTCCAGCTGTGAGCCGTGCTTCTCCTCAAATGCCACGGTGTCAGCGTGCAACTCGTCGTGATGCGCTCTGCAAAGCGGCAACACAAACAAATCGTGCGCTTTCGTTCCCATTCCACCTTGTCCGTGGCCTATCAGGTGATGGGGATCATCTGCTTGTCTGTTACAGCAGACACACGTCTGAGACTTAACCCAACGCGTCCAGATCTCGTTTACCCAGCGGCGGCGCTTTGGTCGCAGCATGAATGATTCCGGCGTTTCAGGATCTACGCGAAGACCGAGAATCTTTTTCTGCACCACTTCGCTCGCCGCTGGCTCCGGCACAATATCGCTTTCCTTCATCACCGGCTGATGCTTTATTTCCGGCAATCGCAGGGCTTTCCGGGCCAGCGATTCAGGGATGACGTGCGCCAGATTGTTTATAACCAGCCACCAGCACAACTCGGGGATCGTCAGTTGATGGTCTTCGTTGAACCCCAGCTGTGAGCGGATGACCGTTATCAGCCAGGATACCAGGTTCTCACGCGCAATGCCTGCCAGCGTCTCTGTGTACTGATCACGCACCAGGTTATCGCAGGCCCAGCAAAGGCGGATGCTGCCAGGCTCATGCCGGAACAGCGTAAAATTTTCGCTGTGCCACGAGCCGTGCGGATACTGGCATTCAAAACGACGCTCCAGCTCGGCCTCCAGCGAGCTGATACCACCCGCGCGCAGAATGACGTCTTTGTTTTCGAATACTGGTTTCAAAACCGGGTCTTCTGCCAGTGGCTGCGTGGCGGGAGGGATGACACCGGTTGCGTAGTCACTGTATTTTTCCGGTGCAGGCTCAATCAGTACTCGCCCTCTCCTGAACATCGGCATGAGATCAGCACCTGGTCGAAGAAGAACAACGCCCATGCGTGGGGCAATCTCAGGGGTTAGTAGTACTCTCATATCATCTCCACGTCAGGCAGCTGCACGAAAACGTCGGATGGTGATTTCTACTTTCCCTTTCTTCACGATGTTCCCCCGCTCCACCAGCATGCGCTTAACCTGACTGTCATCCTCCCAGACGCCGGTTAGGGTCAGGGCATCGAACAGCGCTTTGTTGTAGTTATCGATATCCCGACGGCGCTGATCCGGCGGATACAACACAATGTGAACCTCGGCCAGATCAGAGGATGGCCGGGGAACGGCCCGCAGTTGCTCAATAATCGCCGCTCTCGCTGCCTGCTGGAACTTGCGCCCTGTCTCGCTTACCAGATGCCTGCCTTTCAGCGGTCCCTTGCTCGGGGCGCGCCAGTAACTATTTACGCTCGGTGGAAATGGTAAAGTCAGTTTCATTTAGCCCCCTTAAAGGATCGCTACAACGTCTTTTGCGACTTCCCGCGTACTGCTTTTGCAGGAGATCGAACGGCGCGCGTTGATGAATTGCAGGTTAAAACCATGCTCCCGGTACAGGTCGAGAACCTTCGGTGCAGATGAGTTAGAAATCACTACCCGAGCCCCACGGTGAAAGGCTGATACGCATTGCTTCGCCAGGTCTACCTGGTTCTCCCAGCTAAAACCACCAGCGGCGTAGGCGGTGAATCCGGTTGTTCCCGGCATCGGTTCGTAAGGCGGATCGCAGTAAACTACATCCCCTTTCCCGGCCAGGCTGATTGTCCGGCGATAGTCAGCGGTCATGAATACGCAGTTATGCGCCATAGCCGCGAAGGCTTTCATCTCATCCATCGGGTAATACGGGGCCTTGTAGCCTCCCCAGCCCACATTGAACTTGTTCGCCTGGTTGTAGCGCATCAGGCCATTGAAGCAATGCCGGTTGAGATACAGGAATGCAGCTGCGCGTTCAGTAGCATCCAGCGTCTGTGCGTTGAACTCGGAACGGATCAGCTCATAGCCATCTGGTGACCGCATGTGCTCGAACATCCAGCGGGCCTTCAATTCCACTTCATCCGGCACGACCGCTAACATCTGATACAGATTAATCAGGTCCGGGTTAACGTCCGCCAGCAGATAATCTGTGTGCTTATCGCTGTTCAGGAATACCGCCCCACCACCAACGAATGGCTCTATCAGGCGTTTCCCTGCCGGGATATGCACGAACAGGTCAGCCAGCTGGGTATACTTTCCACCAGCCCATTTCAAAAATGGCTTGCTCATGAGCGGAACCCCGAGTTTTCTGGCAATGAGTAATCAACCCCTTCGAAGCTGGCTCGCGAAATCGACGCCTCCTGGCGGGAGCTATTAAGTGGAACCGAAAGTTTTAACGACAGCTCATCCCATTTTTCACGAAGTTTCGACGGGCTAAGCACGTTTTTGCACCAGAATGAATCTTTGTTGGCGCGTTTGAAAAGTGAGCAAATTTGTTTATGGGTTCGCCCGTCCTGCATCACCATCAGGCGCACCTCATTCGCCCATGCGCTCCAGTTTGGCTCTTTAGGCCGAACTACCTCACCATCACTTTCAGCGGCCAGTTCGTACATGCTGATAATTTTCCCCCAAATGAACTCGGCGCAGGTTAAATCGTCCTGGCTTCCCCACTGCCGCTTTGCAGCGCTGTACACCACCGCGTCAGGATGTCGTGACAGAAATTCATCAGCAGAGCCCTGTTCGTCCGGTTGCGAAGCGTCCGGACAAGAAGGATTTATATCTGATGGATCAGTAGTTGATTTTACTGACGGATCCCCCCCAGATTCTGACGGGTCAAAACTGGTTTTTTTGGTGGATTCCGACGCCTCAAATTTTGAGGGGTCAATTTTTGACGCATCAGATTTTGACGGTTCAGATTTTGATGTGTCAGATTTTGACGTGTCAGAAACTGACAGGTGAGAAAATGCCGCTTTCTGTAGTTTGGAAACGTTGAGCTGGTAGACGTTCGATGCATTACGGTTGCCGTTACGGCGTTGCGTACGGGTGAGCCATCCCTCTTTCTCAAGCGCAGTAATCGCCGTTCTGACAGTACTCTCACCAGCGCCAATCTGACGGGATATGGTCGCGATAGAAGGCCAGCAAACACCCTCATCGTTGCTGAAGTCAGCCAGGCGCGCCATGATTGCCACGCTGGATAGTTTCATCCCCGAAGATGCGCAAGCGTCCCAGACGTATCCTGTTAATTTAGTGCTCATGATCGTCCTTTATTTCTCTGAATTTACGTCTGAACTGCTCAAGGGGGCTAAAGCATTCATGCTCGTACCCTTTACGCAGGTATATAACGCGCTGTGTTTGGGGCTCCCAGCGTATGACCCTGACCGGGACGCCGTAGTGATCTCTGAACCATCGGTTGAGCTCTCGCATACTTTCTCCGCCTGGCCGTTAAAGTCCCCTACCACCCACTGAGCAAACTGGTAGCAGACAGGTTCGAAACCGCCTGGTACTCTTACCCCATACACGAACTGCACCGGTCCTGCTCCTCCAGGAACTGGCCGCGCTACAAGTTGCGACCTGCGGTATTGTGTTGATAAACTGTTCATGCGTTAGTAATCTCCACTGATAACGACACGCCACGACGCCAGGAGCTGCAACTCGCTGGCGTCACTTCTTTTTGCGTGCAAACAACGTGATAATTGCCGTGATCTCTTCTTCACGCGCAGCCAGGTGGCGGCGGTGATGCACCATGATTTCTTCGGCCTCGTGCCTTTCAATAACGCCATCTTCAAGTGCCTGTTCGATAATCTGATCAACCTGTCCCCTAGCGGCAGAGGTACGCATTGCCCGGCTAAACAAGTCAACGCGGTCCAGTTCTTCCAGATGCGGAACATCCACCAGCAGAGCGCCACGGCGGCGAGCGAAGTAATCAGCTAATGTCGACGTATTGGAAATGTCCTCCATCGCTTCCAGCTCGCTGACTTCGAAGAAACGACAGCCATTTTTCTCATAGAGGTTGTTGTTAAACTGCGTCACCGTCATTCCCAGTGCGCCAGCCATTGCTTCGCGCCCACCTGGATATGCTTTGCACATAGATTTCACGACTTCTTTGAGGTTCATACCTACTCCTTTCAAACTCGGGTGGTAGTTACAAATTTGATGCAGTGACATTAAGCTTTCGCATTGCTGTACCTCTTAAATAGGCCCAGTCAATGTCAGGACGAAGCTCTTCGCAGGTGACAGCACCACCAGTGGCTTTCTCAATCTCAGGGCATCGTTCCGCAGGTATTTGCCTAATGCCCGTTGTCCATTGATTCACTGTTGGTGATGAGATGCCTAGATTCCTTGACAAAGCGGCTTGTCCCCCAACAATGCGGCAGGCTTCACTGATTGCTTCAAGGCTACTTCTCATAAACGGATTCCTATGATTTCCACACAAGCCGATATTAGGCTAAGCCTAATAAACAATCAATAGGAATTGCCTAAGCTATAGGTTATGAGGATTATTAGGCAATGCTTAGTGGTAAAGAATTGGGCCGAGCGATCGAGCAGGCCATAGACAAGAAGCTTTCAATAGGTTCTGCCAAGAGTAAGGCGGAAATCGCACGTCATTTCAAAATAAAACCCCCATCAATCCATGACTGGATCAATAAAGGCTCCATATCGAAAGAGAAGCTACCAGAGCTTTGGAACTACTTTTCTGATGTTGTGGGCCCAGAGCACTGGGGACTAAAGGGATACCCGCTAACTGATACATGTGAGCCCGCAACAGATCCCATAGTTAAAAATGGTTCTATTGACGAGCTCTATAATAAGGCTTCGAGAGAAAAAAAGGCTATCATTGATTTTGTCCTCTTAGAGCAAGGACAGCGTATACCTGGCTGGGTAGATAGCGATGCTAAAGCATATTTAGACTCATTAGAGATGAAGATAAGGAGATGGGCAGAGCAGGAGGAAGATGGAAAAAAACAAACGAAAGCCAGAGCTTAAGCTTATATGGTCTAACGGACAATATCTCTAAGCTCCATACATGTTAAAAGCTCTGAGATTGATTCACTTGCATAACTCAATCCCTGTGGGGGATTGGCTTGTATGAAGCCTATCCGGGATTGTGACTTGCTTTGATTTAACAGCAGGTTTTCACTTTGCATGGAGGATGCATGGAAAACTTCAAAGTACGTCTTAAAAATCACATTGAACATGTTAAAAATGTTAGAGAACACTGCACAACGGAAGAGACAACCAAGCAGGCTTTGATACTTCCTTTTTTGGACATCCTAGGCTTTAACGCATATGATCCGCAAAAAGTCAAAGCTGAATATGGTGCGGACTTCCCTGGTGTGAAAGTGGGTGAGCGTGTAGATTATGCTCTATTCTGCCAAGGTGTTCCCGTTATGTTTATTGAGGCCAAAGGTTGTAAAGAAAAAATGGACAACCATTGCCCTCAATTATCTAGGTATTTTAATTCTACTCCTGAGGTGACAATATCAGCAATTACTAATGGAATTGAATGGCGCTTTTTTACGGATCTCAATGAAAAAAATATAATGGATTCAACGCCATTTTTACGAATCATGATGGATGACATTAAAGATTCTGATGCTGAGCAATTATTTAGATTCCGCCATGACAAATTCAAACCAGAGGCCCTAAGAACACTTGCAGAAGAGAGTGTATATATTTCTGCATTTGTTAAAGTTGTGAGTACAAGCCTTCGGGAAGTAGATCATGAATTTGTTAGATATGTTGCAGGACGAGCAAATATTGGTCGTCAATTAAATCAAAGATTTATAGAAACAATAACTCCATTGGTGAGGCAGGCCGTAGAGAGGTCAGTAAGTGAAATGGTTGTTTCTGGTCTTTCATCAAGAACATCTATTCCTGAATTAGAATCCCCTGCTGATGTAACTGAAAATAATGTAATTGATGAGCGCGCAGATATTGTCGATGCAGAGAACCCCAACATAGTAACAACCTATAATGAAAGAATTTTATTTGAAAAAATCTGTTCTATTATAGGCCCTGCATACGAACTTCAAGCCAAAGATACAGAGTCCTATTACTCTATTCTTTTCCAAGGAAAAACAAACCGCTGGCTGGTTCGCTATTATGACAAGAAGAATCGCTCAAACATACAGTTACCAATTGATATCAATGAAATAACAGGTAATGAAATTAAAAGAGCCGGACTTGAACATGATAACAATCGTATTTTCATTGAACATCCCGAGGATGTATTAAGGATTTCAGGTTTAATCCTTGATTCTTTACAATATGTACAGAATGATGAGAATTTCAGAAAGCGTCGTCCATAATCATAAAAACACTAGCTTTATTTCACACAAATCCCGCTTATGCGGGATTTTTTTTGACCGCCGACCACCATTAGGCTAAGCCTATTGACATGGCATTAGGCATAACCTAACATCAAGTGAGTCTGATGGACTATGTCATCTTGGCGGCACCAGTTTCCCCATTTTTTCTGGTGCCACCCTTTTTACACAAGACACAAGAGCACCACCGAGTGACGGGCCCATCACCAATCCGCTCGGGCGGATTTGCAGCCGCAGGTGCTCTTCTGTGTTGTGTGGAGATAACTAACCAATCCTTTGCAGAGGACATAGAAATGAAATTATCAAAATTACGTAACGCCATTGTCTATCGGGCCACCTTGCCCAGCATAGAAGCTGTTGAAGGTCACCTGCACGAACTGTCCTACTCTGAGCTTACAGAGACCGAGTTCGCGCGCGCCTCCTTCGTCCCTAACCCGCTTACCGGCGAGCTGGTTACGCCAATTACTGACGGTTATGCAATCGTGGTTCGCCGCGATGAGAAAATAATCCCCCAGCACGTCGTAATGAAAGAAGCCAATGAGCGTATCCAGCGCATTGAAAATGCATGTGGTCAGAAACTAAAGCGCGCTGACCGTAACAACATTATCCAGGATGCTAAGGTTCAGCTCTGCAAACAGGCATTCATCAAGTCGTCTCTGATCCTGGTCCTGTATAACACTGAAGAAAATCTGCTGATCATTAATTCCGCCAATAAAAATATTGCCAATTTAGTCGGGGCTATGCTGGTTAAAGTGATCGGCTCAGTCAAAACAGTCACGATCAACATCAGTAATATCAAAAACGGCCTGACAACGCGCCTTAAAAACCATCTGGATGGCGAAGAATCAGCCTTTGCCGGGTTTGAGGTCGGTGATTATGTCCAGCTATCCCGCCTGGCAGAACAGAAAGAAGTTATTCGCTACTCTGCGGAACACACTTCCGTTACCAGTGAAATTCTGGAGAGCCTGAACACAGGTTTTATCGTCGATAACATGGAATTAAGAGGCTGCGGCGTCTCTTTTCTGCTTACAGATAAGTTCCATTTCCGGCGGATCGATACCAAGGATAATGATTATTCTGATGATGACGACAAAGCCTACCGCTGGCGTCACCAGGCAGGTACGGACATGTTCCAGTTCTGTAAAGTAATTAACCAGCTTTGTGATCTGCTCGCCTACAAAGAGCCCGAAGAACAAAAACCAGCAGCCTGATTAGAACAGCAGCAATTACCCCATTCTCATGGGTTGGGTTGCTGCACCCTAAATTTAAGCGTTGCAGCGCGTCAGATGGAGAACAAAAGATGGCTAAGACAGCAAAACAACTGATTAAACAGGCGTACGAAATAGCCAAAACTATGCCACCAGAACAGGCAGCAATCATCAAGGAACTGGCTACCGTCCTCGATGTTTCGAATGTAGCTCTGCGCCAGACGCGCACCGAACGTGACGCCCTTCTCGCAGAGGTCAAATCCTGGGCGAAGGAGTGTGATCGTATTACTGAGCGATATACCAAGAAGCGCATAAATCTGCATGTCCTCGAAGCAATGCGCGATTTGAAAGCAATTTCCCCCACCAGCTTCCGTAACGTGGAGGCTCTCTGATGGCTAAAGACTCAAAGGTTGTATACGGCGCCAGCGGCAAAACGAACGTTTTAACGTTCGAACCTGAAAGCCTGCATCTGGTTACCGACAAAACACACCCGCTTTACGATGAGCGTATCCACCTGCCTATCAGCGAGGCAATGGTGCTGAACATCATGGACCAGGGCGTTCTTGAGCCGATTATCGTCTGGAAAGACCCGGAGACAGGGCTGTCTTGTGTAGTCGATGGTCGCCAGCGTGTGCGCCATACACTGGAAGCCAACAAGCGTCTGTCGAAAGAGGGCAAAGAACCGTTACTGGTTCCAGCAGTCGCTAAACGTGGCTCCGCCGTTCGCATGGCGCAGGCGATGGTAAGTGCTAACGAAATCCGCCAGGCAGATACGCCACTGGGCCGAGCAAAGAAAATGGCTGATGCGCTGGAACGCGGGCACGACGAGGACGATTTAGCGCTGATGTTTGGCGTGAGTGTCCAGACCGTACGCGCAACTCTGTCACTGCTGGATGCTACCCAGGCTGTTCGCGATGCAGTGGAGTCCGGAACGGTCACCGTTACCCAGGCGCGTCAGCTGGCATCGCTTAAACCCGAAGAGCAGCGGGAGAAGGTCTCTGAAATCGAAGCGGCAACTGCTGGCACAACCGGCCATGAAAAAGCCCGGCGTCAGCGTCAGATCCTCGGTGATGCAAAGCCTCGCCTGAAAACCCGCAGAGAAATCACAAAAGCCCTGGAATCTGCCGATGGTGAGTATGCGAGCGCACTCCGTTGGGTGCTTGGGGAGGCGGTATGAATATTGATCCTGAGAATTACAGCAAATACACCCTGCGTTGGTTCGCCGACCTGTTCGATGTGATCTGCTGGGTGCTGATTGCCGTAGTAACCGTTGGTATCTGCATGTTTATTGAATGGTGGACAGCATGAGCAACGTAACCAAACCAACCAGCAAGGGGAAATTTGATGGGGCAGTTGATTACCTCTGTTCTGATGAGGCTCGTTTTCTGGTTATGCGGGGCGACTATAGCGAAGCAGATATTATCCAGGCGTCTGTTTCCCAAGATGTGATTGATGCTGAAGGCGCAGAGGATTTTGCTTCCAGCGCTCGCTATTACCAGTGCTGGTACAAAGTCAGTCCAATTGGTGGGCAGGAAGGATATTCAGGCTGGCATCATCCACGTGATACGCCTTGTCGCGGTGCGTATTTCGCATCTGTTCTGCAGTGGGATTAAGGAGAGTGCAGCATGACTGATATCACCGAACTGGCGCAGAGCCTGAAAGCGGCAGCGATCGATGCGAAAGAGCTCGCCATTATCGCCCGGTATTCGAAAGGCCGTGCGGCGGCGGAGAAATTTTACGCCCTGGCTAACCCAAACAATGTCATCGCACTGGTAGAGGCGCTGGAGAAGGTGCAGAGCAGAGACGTAACCCAGGCAGCTAAAGACTACCATTTCGACCAGCAGGCAGACCGCATCGCAGAGCTGGACGCAGAGCTTGAGCGGGAGAGAGAGAAAACACGGCGCGTGATGTCTCGCATCGCCGAGCTGGAGTCCCGCACCGTGAAGCTGCCAGCTGAAAGATTTTGCCCTGCGGAGTACGCCGGTAGTCAACTATGGTCAGAAACTGAAGTTTGGAATAAGGCGATCACTGCATGTGCTGACGCACTTCGCGCCGATGGCATCAAGGTGGAGGCTGAGTGATGGCACTGACCAAAAAACAGCGCGCAGAACTGCGCATGAAGTTTGGCGGGCGATGCGCTTACTGCGGTTGTGAACTACCGGAGAAAGGCTGGCACGCCGACCACGTACAGCCTGTGGCGAGAATATCTGAGCAGGATATGAAGGCCGCAGAAAAAGGAATTTTCAAATTGAAAGCGACTGGAGAGGTACGGAATATCTACGCCGACACCTTGGAAAATCAGTATCCGGCATGCGCTCCCTGCAACCTTTTCAAAACCTCTTACTCGCTTGAAATGTTCAGAAAACAAATCTCTCTACAGGTTGAGCGGGGTAGAAAGAGCAGTGTTAATTTCCGCACCGCAGAGCGCTTCGGCCTTGTTGAAGTCGTCGAAAAGCCGGTGGTTTTCTGGTTCGAAAAGTATCAGGCAGAAGGAGCCAACCAATGACCAAATCAACCATAACCAGAGAGCAGTTAATTAAAAAGGCGCAGGAGCAAATTGAGTTTTGCCGTCACACGAAGATAACGGGTGAAGGCCGCGCCCATGTAAACCAATGTGCGGCGTTGTTTGAAATCGCGCTGGCAGCAATGGACCGCGAGCACGTACGCAACGAGCACGCCGAGTGGTCACAGGCAACTTTCGGCAATGTGGGCCCGGTTGGCCCACTGAAGCACCTCAGCAAAGAAGCGCTGGAAGCTGCCGCCGAACCCGATGACCACAGCGAGTGGGCGGATATGCAGTTCCTGCTATGGGACGCCCAGCGCCGGGCAGGTATTACAGACGAGCAAATCACCCAAGCGATGATCGAAAAGCTTGCTGTGAACAAACAACGCGAATGGCCGGAGCCGAAAGACGGAGAGCCGCGCCTGCACATTAAAGAGCAGCAAGCGCCGGTAGTAGAACGTGAGCCCATCGCCTGGCTCAATGACGCGTACTTAGCTCGCGGTGTAGTTGACGGTGAGGCTGGTAGCGAAGATGCAGGCCCTGGATATATTCCAGTGTATCGCGAAGCAGGACCACAGCCAGCGCCGGTAATCACTTTCTATCGAGATGGCATTGAAGCCGCTGCCAAATGGATAGATCAGCAGCGTGAGGCATACGACATCGAACATGGATGGTCTGATCCTGATACAGGAGCATTCGAGTTCGGCAATGATGCCCAGCGCGGATATTCATCCACCTTGGAAGAATTGGCCGAAGGAATTCGCGCTCTGCATCCAAATGCTGGCAACTCTCCGACAATTCCAGAGGGGTACGTGATGGTGCCTATGAGGTTAACTGCAGAGAACGGCGCGAAGGGCTCGCTATCTGGTGAGTTTTCAGAAACCAAGTTCGTAAACTGCCCGGAATGCTTTGGTGATGATGAATGTGAAACCTGCGACGGAAGCGGGAGAATTGAAATCACGGTACCGGTTACCTGGACGACTATCAAAGAAATCTGGGCTAAAGGCGTGGAGCATTTCGCACCCGCTCCGCAGGAGGTGAAGTGAAAGCGAACAAGCTGAAGCGTCGCCGCTGGCGGCGCATGCGGGATGCTTTGGCCGCATATAAGACTGAAGCAAGTGACTGGAAATCGTTGTACCTCGAACGCACTGCAGAAATCGCATCTCTACGGAGTCAACGATTATTGGTCCCTATGCCGGTAATTGTACCAGCGGAAATTTATAACCAGTTTAAAGGGGTAAGGGAGGACCACCAGCTGTGTAAAAGGTGTAATGACGGACTGCGTGGTGGCTGTTCGTCTTGTTCATATAGTGGCAGATAACCGGTTGCAGCCGGTTTAGTGGAGAACAACTCATGAGCGATCGCTTCCTGACTGATGAAGAACTGACAGAGGCCACGGGTTCGCCCCAAAAGTCACTGCAGAAAGAGGTATTAACGCAGAACGGGATCTTTTTTATTGAACGCCGGGACGGAGCAATCAAAACGACCTGGTTTCATATTAACCATCCCGTACAGCGCATACTTCCACCAGCAGGCCATATGCCTACTCCAGGCATGAACTTTGACGCTGTAGAGAGATAATATGGGCCGCAAAAGAGCGCCTGGTAATGAGTGGATGCCGAAGGGTGTGTTTTTCCGCCCTTCCGGTTACTACTGGAAGCCAGGAGGTACTACCGAGAATCTAGCCCCAGCAAACGCTTCTAAAGCGGAGGTTTGGTTAGCTTACGAGAAAGTCGTTGAAGGTCGAAAAAAACTACTCACCTTTCAACAATTGTGGAAAAAATTTTTAAATAGTGCTGACTATGCAGACCTTGCCCCCAGGACACAAAAAGATTACCTGGCACATGAAAAATACTTGTTAGCGGTTTTCGGCGATGCAGAAGCAAAGGCCATTAAACCTGAACACGTCCGGCGCTACATGGATGCACGTGGTAAAAAAAGCCGTGTTCAGGCTAATCACGAGCATAGTTCAATGTCTCGTGTATACCGCTGGGGGTATCAGCGTGGTTATGTACCAGGTAATCCGTGTGTTGGTGTCGATAAGTTTCCTAAACCCCAGCGCGACCGCTACATAACTGATGAAGAGTACATAGCTATCTTCACTCATGCGACGCCTGCAGTTAAAGCCGCGATGGAAATTGCGTATCTTTGCGCTGCAAGGGTATCTGATGTTCTTAAAATGAACTGGAATCAGATTCTTGATAAAGGAATTTTCATACAGCAAGGTAAAACTGGTATTAAACAGATCAAAGCCTGGACTGAGCGTCTTAGTGCGGCTGTGGATATTTGCAGGGAATGGGGACAGGATGGCCCTGTTATCAGGACAATGTATGGTGAGCGTTATTCATACAAGGGATTTAATGAAGCATGGAGAAAAGCGAGAAACGCGGCTTCTGAAGAACTTGGTAGGCCACTTGATTGCACCTTCCATGATCTAAAGGCTAAAGGGATCTCAGACTATGAAGGATCTGGCAGGGATAAGCAAAAATTCAGTGGTCATAAGACAGAATCACAGGTACTTGTTTACGACAGGAAAGTTAAAATCAGCCCGACTTTGAACAAGAAAATGAGATGATTCTTTGGCGTCGGAGCATGCTTCGGCGCTAGAATTTTTCTCAGTGGATTTTCTCAATTTTTCTCATCGGGATGCAGGTCACTGAAAGGGAATGCTGTAAGTGTTTGAATAGTGGCGGAGAGAGGGGGATTTGAACCCCCGGTAGAGTTGCCCCTACTCCGGTTTTCGAGACCGGTCCGTTCAGCCGCTCCGGCATCTCTCCGCTGTTGTGGTTGCTATAATGCCAGGATCTTTGGCATTTTAATAGCTCCCGTTTCGGTAATCGTGTTCAAGTGACGACTTTGCGAGCGATATG